CAGAACGAACATATCTTCCAATGCACTTCTTATATCTGATTGTGTCTGTGAAAGTGAATAGCCTTCCACAACTACCGCATCGACAACAGCTACTACGTATAGAATGGAAGCCTCTACAAATTCGTATTTGACAGTGAGCATCGACTTGGTATAGAGATAATCCGACAGGGAAGATTTGAACGAATCCGTTGGATGATACCATCCGTCAAGCAGGATACACAATTTCACCCTGTTGAACATATCATAGTTGGGAGGATTCTCCTCGTTCTCTCCCCATACATTGACATCAGCTACGCTTCCATAATTTGATATGATGGCTTTGAAATCCTCCTTTGTAACTGCCCTGTCGCCCGTCGAAAATACCGCCGGTGCCTCGTTCCTTATTTCCTCTATATCTTCGGCATCTCTCCGCCGGTCATGGTCGTTATATTCGTAACGGAGACAGTAACCTCGTTGCTGTCCTCGTCGTATATGGTATCGTTCAATGTTGTTATCTTGTCGGTTTCATATACATTGCCATCCGCTCCATCAGATCTTATGTACTTGATAAGAATGGGCTTGCCGGATTCAGGGGCTTTACCATAGATATCGTCCCCGAAAATTATAGTCAAAGTATCATCCAATTCCGCTCTGAGTACATAATGGGTGTCCGTATTGTTGGAATTGATAAACGAAGATACCCTTGTCCATTCGACCTCGTCAACAAAAACCCTGAAAGCTGTAAACGGAGACAACTCTGGATGATCATCATTCTCTATGGACGTATCATTTATAGTAATTTCTTGATCGGCGGTTCCATCGCCTGTATATTCCAGTTCTATCAACTGGCCCTGAATAGCGGTTACCGTGTTACTGAGCTGGCCTGGTTCGATCGTAATATCCTGGGTAGTTACGAACTTCAAACCGGCCGAAGTCTGGCATTCAGTATATTGTGGAATATATACTCTCTTGTCTGATACGGATTGCAATGAAAACTGAAGGGTTCCAGTGGCAGATATCTTCCTCTTCGGAGTATAATTGATCAGCCTTACAAGGTTGACAACACTCGACTTGAGCTTCGCCGTTCCCAGAAACCCCTCGTTTGCCTGGCGTTCGAGATAATACAAATTCAAATTGGCTATGTAGGCCAGAAGCTCTATCAGCATCTGCCCAGTCGAAGATACGTAGGTATCTTTCCAGGCATCCTTGTTCTTTACCCTGTTTACAAGATCCTGTACTATGGTATCCCAATCTGGATCTACATAGTTTAGAGGATTGGAAGTTGCCACTTTATCCTCCTATCAATTCAGTACTGTACTCGAAAACTTGTTCATATCCCCTGATCGAGAAAAATATCTTGAATGTAACGGAATTGTTGTCTGGATCGACATATATATCTACCGAGTTAAGTATTATCCTATCGTCCCAGGCTTGAATCGAATCCTTTATCAGATCGACTATCTCATCAAACGTATCCACGGTAGCCGGCTCGAAGACAAGGCCCTTTATGCCGGGGAGTTTATGACCTTCTTGATCTCCCCGCTTGCATCGGTGGTAAGGCTGTGATGTAAATCAGACCATACTTCGAAAGACATGACAGTTCCTCACAATACTATCTATTCTACATACACCCCGCGAGAAGGGGGAGTTATCTTCGCTCCGCACCCAGCCACTGCCTGCTCAGTAAGAATCAACTTTCCATTACAATAGCTCCTTGACGTAACCGCTGTGATTGGTGTCGTTCCGTGATCCTTAATGGGGCAGGAATGGAGTGCTCCCTCAACGGCAGGAATATCCCCTCCGCCCACTCTGAAAGATCCATCCTGATTGGAAGTTATGACAACACCCCCATGATCGGATGGATCCCCTACACATGCAATCTTCTTGGCCATATTCAACGCTCCTAGGTTGTATCTATAGTGACGTTTCCTGAATCATCTATGCTTATAACAACACCGCTGCTTGTCTTCAAAACTTTCGTGGAAGGATACCCCGATACCCTCTCGGAAGGCAGTCCCATAGTTCCTGTAGGGGCCTCTGCGAAGTATACAGGCTGGTAAATATCTCCTTCCAGAAAGAACACGAATACGAACGTGCCGATATCAGGTACGGCGAAAGCACCAAAGCCGTTTCCCGATCCTGAAAACAGAGGCATGGCAGGATAAGCCCAAGGCAAGTCCGTTGTTTTCATTCCCTCTATATTGCCATATCCCGATCTTCTAAGCTCAAACTTCCACTTTTATCCTGCCGAGTTTTTCAGGATCATTGTTATCCAGCACCTTTGCCCTGTATATTCCGTTGTATTTCAACTCATCCACGCTTGCGCCTCTCCGTTGAAGCGGCTATCAGTGAAGTGTCGGAACCGCCCTCAGGTCTTACGTAGTCTATACCGTTCCTGGTAAGTAGCACTTTCATCATGTACGAAGGCCCGAGAACATGAATTACCCTTTCAACCAGCCAGAATCCCTGATAAACCAGAGACATGGTATAATCTACGACTGGGGGATATCCGAATTTGACTTTTACTATGTCTCCTGGACACAGATCTTCCAGTCCCCAAGTAACTATTTCCAACTTGACGAGGTCCGTCAGATCCTTGAAATACTTATTAAGCACCTTTCCACGGAAGTCGCTTGTAAAACTGTTACTCTGTCCGGTAGGGAGATCTAGGCTGGTATCTGGATCGTTCTGGTCAACCATGAAATAATCCGTCAGGGACGGATATTCCTGTATATCAATAGAACCCCAAGTAAACTCGGAGTTGTTGTAATCGAAGTAGGTATATTTGCTTGATTTCAATCCGTAGATGCCTATAGTTTTATAATTGTCCAGAATCCTGTATCCGAAAACAGGATAATATATTATAGACTTGTCATATTCGTCGTATGTAACACTTTGGCTTCCTACCAGGAAATTGTATCTCGGCTTTTCTGATACAAGACTGCTCAGCTTTGAAAAAACAAGTGTCTTGGAACCGTATTTGCCTCCCTCGACCCTGTTCCTTATGAAGGCATAGAAACATCCTTCGTCCCACTTCCCAGAAAGGTTGTTCTTAAGATAAGTCAAAAACTGTGCGTTCGTCCATGATGGTTGTATCAGAGATTTCTTGTAGTTGAGCGATGTATCCAGTTCCACACCATCTACACCAAGCTCCTCGGCTATAGTCATCAAGGTACTTCTTATGGTTCCGCTGAAGCTCCTTACATATTGCGGGGAAAACAAGTTATCCACGGACAGCAAGCCTTCTATATCGTATTTCCCCCTCGAATTCGGAAACCTTCGGTAGATATCGAATTCGTATTCATTGTACTGCTCAAGTACATCCTTTCCGCGACCTATGGTAACAACAGCCTTGTTGGTAGCTGAATCCAATGGAATTACATGGGTCAGAAGCCCCTGGGAATCGGTGAAAGCTACCCTGAGAGCCGGAAGAAACCGGTTTATATCGGCCGTTATCGTAAACTCGTCTATGGAATAGGGTTCGATAGCTATATCTTTATCACCAAGCTGGAAACGTAGCTGGTACAGATACCCTATCCTGCCTATGGTTTGTGTTTCTATATTCGACGGCATATTTGAAAATTTTGGAAACTTAGCTTGATATTAACTAGCTATTTAGGGAGCTACGGATATGAAAGAATTACTCATAGGAATAATATTTCTGGTATGGTATTTGCTGGTACTGCTAAGATACTCCTTCTTCCTGATAGTATTCATATTTCTATTTTTCTGGGTCATGGACCGTATATGGTTCAGGAATTACTGATTATCTCATCCTCCACTTCTTTAGGAAATCGTATATATCCATGATGTGGGGAATCTTCAAAATAACTCCCTCCTCGATATCCGTAAACGGATTCATTATATCATTCACCAGGCAAATAATCCACCAGTATCTCTCCGTTCCGTAGATCTTGTAGCTTATAAAATCCGGCTGCATGACATCGGAAACAGTGGTCCTGTAATAGATCGGAGTTCGCTTGATCTCGAAACTGGACAAATTGTTCCACAGGAAGTCCAGTTCCTTGACTCCATCGACTGTAACTTCCTTATAGAACCTGAACCTATCCATAAACTATTCTCCCTGGGAACTGAAATAGGAAGTTTCCTCCGATTCCTTTGTAATTGAAGTAAGGACCTCTTTGCTTGGTATCTTATCAATAGATGCCCTATTGTAAACGTCAGAATCGAGCGATTCCTTCGTAAGTATCTCGAACGTCTCGAATATGAGCGATGCAGAAGCACCTACGGGATACCCCTCTTTGGTAAACTGAGGACTGAAGTTTATCTCAACCTCTTTTATTATCACCCTTGGAATCAACAAGAGCCTGCCTATGTGTATGTTTATTATATCTCCAGCTCCTCTGTTGCCTTGAAAATACTCAACAGCTTCTTTGAGATATTTTCCACCAAACTTGTCAGGTATCTTCTCGACCCATTCCGGTGTGAATGGGTTCGGGCCGGGTGGAATCAGCGAAAAGAAATCGTACCACTTTTCATCTCTGCCGGTAGATGGCAATGACATCCGCTGAAGCATCTTGCATGGAAGAACAACCTCTCTCATTGCATCACTTAACGCCTCGAACCTTAGATTCAGACTAAGTACTAGCGGGGAAGAACCCATCCACATCCTTCTCCTGGCAAACCTTGATACCAAGGCTCTCCCAAAAACTATCTGGGAAACAGCTTGCAGCTCCCTTCTAATAATACCTCCAATGCTTATCGGCTGCCATTCAGACGTGGTTCTTATAGGAAACTTGCCTTGCAGGATTGCATGTACTGTTACTTTACCCCCGCTTGGATGGGAATTTGAACTTACTATCTTGACCCTGTACTCCTTCGGGATATCCCCTCAGCAACTCCACTCTTACTGGATAAATCTTTATGGTAGACAATTTTGTTCATTTGCAATTACCTGGATATCTGTCCGCTATTTATCAAATTAGTCTCATTGGATATCCCCGAAAGTGGAGATAAGAAATCAGGAGCTTCCATAGGAACGGCCCTTTGTCTTATCTGCTCGTCAAGTATTCTCCCCAGAACCTCTACCACAGCCTGAAGACGATCTGCCAGTTCCTTGTTTCCTGATTCTATAGAAGTATTCAACTCATCAATTAGATCCTGCAACTCGCCTGGAGTGAATGTTCCTGGAACGGCCCAGTTCGGACGTGGTACTTCTGATAATGGGGTAAACTCGTTGGTCTTTATATCCAACAACCCAGTTGTACCAGTTCCTGTTTCATCTCCTCTGGAAACTATGACGAATCTGTTTTCAACTGGAACTCTTGATAGTTTACCAGGAACCTTATATTTAGATTCTATCTTTTTACCTTTTTCATACAAAGGTTCTATTTGGCTTTTCCATAGATTGTACCAAAGATCTTTTGATTCTCCTGATCGTGGAACATACAAACCTGGTGTATAAGATGGTTCAGAAGGATCATATATCCCATCTCTAGTTTCTCCAGGTCTCCACCAATCTGGTAATGGTTCTCTAGGAATATTCCCTAAATAACTACCCACGAGATATCCAATCAAAGCTGAGACACCTACAAGAGCTCCTGCTCCCAAAATATAACCAGCTATTGGAGCTGCTGCGGGGGCAGCATATCCTAAAGCTACCAATCCTAAACCCTTAAGTACCTTAGATACAATTCCTTCACCTCCAGCTTCATCACCAGTACCTATACCGCCAGATTTCCCTAACCTTTTGAGTAATCTTGTAACCTCCTTAGTCCACTTGGCTTTGTAAGCCATCTTATCAAAGAAGTAGAATATAGGCATGGCCCTCTCCCTGATAGACAAAGGCTCAGCAATCCCCATACCTCCAATCGGCTGTATTGGGGCAGGCGTCTCAGGAACATCATACAAATCCTCAGGCCCTCCGAGTGGAGGGATCTTCCTTGTTCCTGTGATAGTCCTGAACAGCCTGCTTGCAAGTAAGAACGGGGCTCCTATCGTTCTCAGCCCCATGCGAGCCATCGTCCTGGTAGAGGCCATTATGGCCGAAGCGAGCGCTCCAGTCTTGTGAATCCAGTAGGGTGCCTCGAAAGCCAGAATCAAAGGAAGAGCAAAAGGACCTAGGATAGCTCCAAGTACTTCCTTGCCAACATACGTTACTCCAGCTACTCCAGCAATATCACCGAACTGGGCAGTTAGCTGACGCTTCCTCTGTTCCTTCTGCCATCTGAGTACTTCTTTCTCTTTACTACATCGGACGATAATTGTAAATCCTCTATTCCTATGCCTACCTTTTCCCTTATCCTATCTATCCTGGTCCTGGCAGCCTTAGTCTTTTTTATGTAATCGGAGAAATACCTTACATCCTCGTTTATGGAGTCTATGAGCGAATACAGTTGGTTTATCTCTCCGGTTGTGGTAACAACCCCAGCAGTCAGAATCCGGCCTATCATCCTTACGGCGGCCTGGACCTTGTTGCGGGCCTCTCTTATCTTCTTTCCTTGAGGACTGGAAGGGCTGTAACTTGCGGCAAGATTATTGAAGAAAACAAGGTAACTGCTGGACAACTCGGACTGGATTGATCTCAATTGTAACAGACCGGCTACGTCCATTATCTGAATTCCTTGTGAAATACCCTACGCTGCTTGGTCCTGGTTGTCTTCTCAAATTCTTCTGATTCTTTCTTCTTTTCCTTTATCAATCTGCTATGCAGCCATTTCAATTCTGAAACATCTACCTCATCGCAGTCTTTTGGATACCTGCCGAAATAATACAACCTGAATTCTCTTTCGAGAATGTCTGTAAGACGTGGGACAAGCTTGCAGAAGTCCTTAGAATCGAAAGGGAACAGTGACTTTGCCCTCCGCCCCGCACTTTGGACAAATGTAGCTTGTCAGAAATGACGGGCCATGATAGAATTTATCGTGAAATTCCTTGATCTTCGCCAGATCCTTTACGTCAAGGTCTTCCAGGAACCTTTCTTTCTGAACTATATCCATATCCTTATCAACTATGCTCAAAGCAAGCCGGTACAGATATGCGTTCTTGCCCTTGGATTCATACTCTACAGCAGCTATCTCATCCTCTATGGTAAGCAATCTGAGAGACAATTTCTTTCCATCCGACAGCTCGATCACATACGGTTGCTCGAAATCGTCAGGAAGCTCCTTTACTTCGAGCTGCGACAATTTTATTACAACCCTTATCTTCTGGATACACTCCTTGCAAACCAATTCGATTCCAAATTCGTCGGAATAGGAATTGATCGCCAACCATACCATAAGATACGAAGCATCTCCGGTAGTCAACCTGCTTGGATCAATTCCTTTTACTACGTTCTTGAACACCTCAAGAAGCTTCTTCTCGAAATTGCTGGTAGTCATCTCGGCAATTATCTTCTCATCCTTGCCCTTAAGAGTTCTTATAGCAATGCCCTTGGGATCAACTCCTTCGTAAGTTTTGCACTTGGATGGAAGATTTACAGAAATGTAATGTTCAGACATGGTACTTCCCCCTACTCTTTCCTACAATACGTTAAAACAACACGTTTCCAAGGTTTCTAAGCCCTCCAGCTATCTTCTCAGGAATAGACAATACTTTGTCTGGTATATCGGCTATGCCTTTGAGAGCCGCATCCTTGACCATTCCAACAGCCTTGAATCCTCTCACAACCCTGTCAACCTTGAACTCGACATCGAACTTCACAGCTTCCTCCCTGCTATAATCAAGGCTGTAAGAGGGAAATTTAACTGGGAAACACCCCTTCAAAATCATCAAACTGAAGGGTGTTCCGGTACGATCCTGCAAAAAGATATAAATATTCTTTTTGTATATATCGGAAGGATTATAGTATCCTTCATCATCAACCATAAGCTTTTTCCATTTGTTGAAATAGAAGGATACCATATCAGGCACTGGAGTAACGAAAGTAGCCGCAGCACTTTCTATGTTAAGATTGCCAGGGTAGAACATTTTTCTAGGTCCGGTTTTGAGTTCTACCACCTCGGAGATGTTATACGGACCGAACCTTATGGACTGGCAATACTTCGAAACCAGTATTCCCGATACAGCAACACCAACTATATCAGGAAATATGGCTTCCCAGTTGTACGTGCGCTGTATGTGCGATATCTTGGAGAAGCTGGTAACTTCGTCCAGAAGCGGTTTGCTTACAGCCCAAATAGACACGTCATTTCTCCAATACTATTTACACCTTCTCCCACCTGTCATAGGCGAAAGTCGCAGTAAGCTGCATCTGACCCTCGTTAGCCATGTCGAGAGTTACATCTCTCATTTCCTGGCAATAACAGCCTACCAGCTTTATCTTAAGAGCAATGCTACCATCGGTATTCAAAAGGTTGAGATAAATATCCCTCTTGATGGACGAGTCGCCGCTTCCAAGACCCGTCTTGTCATCTACGACGCTCTGGCACCATTCGTACAGGGCAAGGAAGATCTTTCTATCTTCACCCTCTACGAATGTGATATCCAGCGTATGGGATACAGTATGCTTGCCTGGAAACCTTATCCCAGGAGTCTGTTTGTATGGAATATCTATGGTCCCGACAGATCTGCCTGGGATACTGGTAGTCATCGCTCTCAGCATCAATGTTTCGGTATCGC